CCCTATCCAAACTTTGTTCCGTTATGTGCTGTGGTAATATATAACCCTGCCCATTTCGGGGCAAAATTGGAGGAACATGGAAAAGGTAACATACACCCTTGTCGGCAAACTCGACGAAATTGTCAACGCTATTGACGTTGCTCGCACCGAGAACAGATTTCTGTCAGATGAAGAGAACGTAATCGAGTTGGCTTGGTCACTACAGGATGAGGACATCGCTCAGGCCGAGATCGAAATTGTGCCAGACAAGCCCATCAAGCAGGACGAGTTGGCGCTATTCACCGGAGAGTATCCAAGCATTGTGATTACAGTATCATTCGATGATGTAGTGCAGTCGCTTGTATCTGGTGGTGAACAGGAACAGGTAGCATGAAACTAAATCAACACGCCAAACAGGCTTTAGACACGCTTAGTGAAAAGCATTTAGCATTCACTATCGCTAAGGCTACCATTGAGGCAGAGTTGAAAAACGAGTTGATTGAGCGACTATCGTCATTCAAAAGCGAGCGTGACATTGCGTTGCGCCTCGCTGACCAAGCAGGTGTGCCACGCACACAGTTGGGTAAGGCGATAGGCACTACAAACTACCGGACTGTCCAAGAGATTTTAGAGGTCACAGAGGCCTCTACACACTCAGAGGATGCGCCAGATGGCAAGTGGTCTTTGACACAGATGCCATCTGGAGACTACAACCTTGCTATTCACTCGATGGGTGTCGGTTCTGTTTCTGGAACCGCAACCGTCAAGATCGAGTCTGACGACTTGCTCTTTGTTGATGGCGATGAATTTGTGATACCACAGATTTACCGCAACGGATACCTTGAGCAGATTATTCAGGGTGCTCGCTAGTCTGGTAATCATTGCTGCATTGTTGCTAGTAGCCTTAGTGCCGGTCATACTTTTAGTTGGCTTTTTCATTGAGGCAAGTAGCAATGGTAATCAAGTAGTTCAAGCAACACAAATGAAACAAACACTTTTACAGGAAAACTATTGGAGACAAAATAGATGAGACTTACACCATACGAATATCAGCAGAGAGATATTGACAAGCTTGTTGCAAATAATGGCACAGGTATTGTTGCTACTCAAGTTGGCGGTGGCAAAACACTTATTGCAGTAGAAACCGCAAGGGCTCTAAACACTAAGACTAACCTTGTTATTGCGCCAAAGGGAACGCACAAGCGAGCATGGGAGCGCACTATTCGCATGCAGATTCCAAGTGCTGACATTCAATGGATTGACTCCTCATACATGGGGCGTAAGTCTGCTACAAAACTCACAAACAATGTTCCGGGCTGGTATCTAATCAGTCCAGAGTTTTTCCGTAAATTTGCTTGGCGTTCGATAACACCAGACCTAGCAATCTTTGATGAGGCACACAGAGCGTCTAACCGTAAAAGCAAAACCGCTATTATGTTGCACACTCTAAAGGCTAAGCGTAAGATTGCTATGTCTGGGACTATTGCCGGAAATAGCATTGATGGCATGTGGTCTATCTTGAAGTGGGTATACCCTGATGTTGCTGGTAGAAGTTATTGGCAATGGGTTGAGCAGTATTGTGCCACGCAGATTGACTACTTTGCTGGTCGCATCATAACCGGCGAGCGCACTCCCGGCGCTATCGTGGAGAGTATCCCTTGCTACATTCGCCACCTAAAGCGTGAGGAATGCTGTGAGTTCCACCCTGAGGGGATCGATCATCAGTTGCCTAAGGTGCAGAACATTGTTCGCACCGTAAAACTCAGCGCTGAACAGCGCAAGGTTTACAACAAGATGGAAAAAGATTTTGTCGCATGGCTTGGTGACAATCCGCTGGTAGTTGACGTGCCTGTTTCACTTCGTGTGAGACTGCGCCAGATTACTTTGGGCACACCAACCGTTAGCGACACCGGCGAAGTAGATTTTGCTGACGATACTAAGTCGAGCAAGATTGACGAGTTGTATGACATTATCAACGACTCGGACAGGGATGAGAAGATGCTCATCTTGACACACAGCCAAAAGTTTGCTAGAGTGGTAACTAAGCGGTTGAGGTCGTCAGGTTATTTCGCTGAGGAATGGTCTGGTGCTATCTCGCAGGCGGAACGCAATAACATCCTTGAGGATTTTATTAGCGGTGCTTCGCCACGCTTTATTGTCGCTGTTATCTCCGCCATTGGCGAGGGCACAGATGGCTTGCAGTTGGCTTGTTCTACTGTGGTGTGGTTGTCTAAGGATGATAATGCCTTGCTGAACGAGCAGGCTGCTGGTCGCCTTGACAGGCAGGGTCAAAAGCAGTCCGTTGTCTCATACGAGATTTTGGCTGAGGACACCTACGATGAGGGGCAGATGTCTAAGTTGGTGGAGCGACAGATTGCCATGAACATAAGTCTAAGAAAAGAAGTGAATGTTGAGTAAAGAAGTGTTAGCCCTAATGACTGACGGACAACGTGAGATTTATCTTGCCGGCGTGGAGGCCGGTAAAGTTATGATGAAACGTGCCATTGAAAAGGCTGTGAAAAATGTCAGTAGTGGGGTCTATACTAAAGATGAAGTAGTATCCATTATAAAAGGAGTAAGATAAAAGTGAGCGAACAAGTTAGAGTCATTGATGGCTATTCATACGAGCTGGCGCAGGAGCACGAGCGTAGTGCGTTCGTTGAGCACCTGCAAGGTAAGATCGATGGTCATTGGGGTTGTCGCGGTGCAAGCACTTGCGCACAATGCACCAGCTACCGTCAGTTGATTGGGTTTGTAATTAGTAGGGGCAAGTAATGCCTACCTACGATTACGAGTGCCTCAACTGCGCACTACCCAGAGAAGTTGTATTGAAGATTGACGAGGAGCATCCAGAGATGTTTTGCTACAACTGCGGTTACCGCATGATGAGGCTTTATACAAGTCCTGCTATCACGTTCAAAGGTGATGGCTGGGCCGGCAAGGAGAAAAAGTGAACGTAGTTCAGTATCGTTGTAAAGATTGTGGGCATTGCAGTAAGATGTCTTTGCAGGCACGTGAGTATAACCCTGACGTATTCTGCTCTGTTGATGGCGGTAACATGCAGAAGTATGTTTTAGCTTACGTAAAGGGGCTCGATGAAGTATGAAACAGTAAACCCTAACACCGGCGAGATCGATAGTTTTGAAACTGATGTTGACATCAAGTTGCTGGAGGACTACAATGGTTGGGTTATTGAAAATAAGCTGAATCCGCCAACGTATTCTCCACAAGAGTATGCAAAATTTTTGGAGACAAAGAACAATGCAACTGCTGTGTCAAAGGCTTTGGAGTATTTGGAATTTTACAACAAAGGAACTCTACTCAGTAAAGAGATGCTTGACCATCTGGTAAGGATTTTGAAGAATGAAGAATGAGATTGCCGGCTTTGAGCCGGTGTATGACGAAAAGAGAAACATGTTTGTTGATGAAGAGGTAATGCCTCCAGCGATTGAGTTCGTTGAGGATAGGCCGGTCAAAAAGAAATCGCCACGCATCAATCCTGATGCTGTGCCGGTTCTGGCTACAGCGGTGGGCTTAGTAACGCTACTGATGCTATCATCCTTTACGGTGTCCTTTAGTGGCATCTACGAGGTGTCTGCGTGGACTGGCATTCCGGCAATCATTCAATGGTTACCGGCGCTGTTCATCGACGCTGCAATCCTTGCTTACACGATCTCTTTGGTTGTGTTCAAGGCTCGTGGTGAGAGCACGTGGAGAACCTTGATGGGTCTTACAGCGTTTGCTTTGATTAGCATTGTGGCGAATGTTACACACACACTTGCGTTCTGGCAGGGAAGTGTGCTAGACTTTAGGGCATGGATGGGCGTAGTTATTACTGCGAGCGCACCTGTGGCTGTATTGCTGGCCTCGGAAGAGATTACCAGATTGGCTTTTGCTAAGCCAGAATAAGGAGAGATATGTCTGGTTATACGAATGATGTTTTCACGCCGGTGTATTCGGGTATTGCGACTGAGGCTGTAAAGCCTCTACGCGATTTGCAGGATGCCATGGATAAGGCGCTGGAGAACAAGGAATACTGGCCTTGCCTAAACAATCCATACTTCTACATGGATTACGATGGCTATGGCTTTGAGAACGAAGAGGGTCGACCTCTATACAAACACATAACATCCGATGAAGCTGAATCGCTTTGTCATGGATGTCCACTAATAAAGCAGTGCTACGATTTCGCTGTTGCCAATGATGAGAAGTGTGGTATCTGGGGTGGCATTGATTTTTCGCTAGACCAGAATGCACTATTTCCGGAGGATGTAAACGCATGATAACTGATAACAGAATTAGAGAGATGGCGCTCGGCTTGTTCAAGCAGGAGAGCGCACGAGACAAGCAGAAGAAAATTGGAGCATCCGACTTCTCTGACCCTTGTGAATACCACTTGGCGAAAAAACTTATGGGTCACCCACAGGAAGAGTTCAAGTATTATCTTGGCGCAAAGATTGGGACTGCTACTCATGAGTTTCTGGAGAAACGAATTGAGACTGTCGATCTTGATGAGTATCCGGAATTTGCCAGCGCAGTAGTCGAAGAGACTATCTTGCTTGGCGAGCTGGATGGCTATGGCACTATCAAGTCTAAGCCAGACCTTGTGCTCGTTGATGGCAAGCACCTTGTCGACTGGAAGACCTCTAAGCGTGACAAGTCCAAGCAACTGCAGGATGTTGTGCATGGGCTGGCTAAGGACACCAAGGTGGCACGTGAGGCCTCCTATAGCCTAAAGAAGTATTATGCTCAAGCACAGATTTACGCTTGGGGTCTGAACAAGGCTGGCACAGAGATTGACGCTTGTTCGCTGGTGTTCATCAACCGAGATGGGACTTACGACCCTGACGTTTGGACGTGGACGTTTGCTTATGATGAGAATTTCGCATTGACGATGTGGGCTCGACTTGAGCGCATCTGGTCAGAGTTGCAGTCTGGCAAAGACGTTGAAGAGTTTGAGCGTGAGCCGGAATGTTTCAACTGTAAAGTATTTGAAGCCTAGGAGGTGAATATGAACAAGAAGATCATTTTTATTATGAGCGCATGGATTGTGTTCGCGATGCGTATCGGATTCTCCGGCATTATGTTTTGGGGTTTCACTGATACAACTACTGATGTTTTGCGTTACACGTTGCTAGGCTTATCTGCAATGTTTTTTGCAAATGCAGTCACTCAGATTTTCAAGGTGTATGACTTCCTAAAAAAGGTCGACACGCTGGATTTGACTATTGACTAGAATATGGTATACTAAGTTTCCTAAGGAGGAAATATGACAAACTTTCCAGCATTGCCATTTGAAAAGGCAATCAAAAAAGCGTCCGCTCTAAACTCACCAAAAACCATTTTGATTTACGGTGACCCAAAGCGTGGCAAGTCGTGGCTAGCAGCCTCGGCAAGCGAGATGGCTGACCTATCGCCGGTGCTCTTCATTGACACCGAGGGTGGCTCATCAGCTATCGCTCGTGACTGGCCTGATGTGAATGTCGTTGATGGCGACACGCACGAAAAGCTAGACATCATCATCAACTCGTTGCTGTCGCAGGAGCACCAATACAAGACTGTCATTATCGACACTCTTGGTGTTGCAATGGACCGAGCCGAAAAGTTCTTTGGTGACAAGCCGGAGAACCGCAACAACAAGTTTGGTAAGTGGGGTGACCTAAAGGAGTGGATTACTGACACTACCCGTAAGTTGCACTCTGCACCGTTCCTGTCGATTCTTGTAGCACATGCACAGGATGAAAAGGACGACCAAACCGGCGCTGTGAAAACTGTGCCAATGCTACCGGGTTCTGCAAAGAACACGTTGCCTGCAATCCCAGACATCATCGGTTACATGACCGCTGAAGCTGATGGCAACGGTGGCATCAACCGAGTCCTATACGTGCAATCTTCGGAGCGCTTGGTATCGGGTAACCGCTTTGGACTACCTGCTAAACTGGTAGACCCAAGCATCAAAAAAATCATTACATCAATTCCACAAGGAGGAAACTAAACCATGAGTAGTCTCAACTTCTCAGCTGACGCTTTTGAATCGTCAGGTTCTTACTCACCAGTGCCAGCAGGCACTTACAACACCACCATTTATGAGGTGAAGATTGTTCAGGTCAAGAGCGGTGAAAACGCCGGCAAAGACCAGTTCAACGTTCAGTTCCGTATTGCCGATGGGCAGTATGAGAACCGCCGACTCTTCACCTACATCCCGCTTTACGCAGGTAAGGCACAGTGGAAGACTCTGGCGTTCTTCAAGGCACTAGGCTTCGAGCCAAAGCCAAACGAGCCATTCCAGATTCCAACCCCAGCCGACCTAGGTGGCAAGCCTATCGGTGTCAAGGTTACTGTTGTGCAGGACCAGAACGGTGGAGACGACAACAACGTTGCCGGCTTTTCCAGCCTAAAGGTTTCTGATGCTGTTGCAAACCTCGCCTCGGTTCTTGGTGCAAAGCCAGTAACCGGTAGCGATCCTTTTGGCGATATTTTCTAGCTAAATGGGCCCGCCTAGTCATGCGGTGAAACTGACTCCCCCCTTGGGTTATGGGTATGTTTGTTGGTAGTGCTGATTGGAAACTACACGAAGTTCCATCAACTCGCTCTGAGGTGGTAACTGGCTATGATGGGCGACTATAGCGACCCTAATGCGTAATAATGTGGGAGTAGATACTTGACGGTGGATGCAACGGAAACCGCTCTGATGCCTGTAGCGAATGGCTAAAAAATATTCGTAGGGGGGCATATCTTCGGACTGCCCTCCGCAAGCCTCTGCTGGTGTTCTGCGTTTCGTCTCCTTACGCTGAAGATGAGTTCGATTCTCGTCCGGGGCACTCGCCTCAGTAGCTCATCTGGTAGAGCAACGCACTTGTAATGCGTAGGTGACGGGTTCGAGTCCTGTCTGAGGCTCAGGGGCCTGAAATGGTGTCGATTGCTCGCTAAAGCCACAAGTTGGAACGAGTAAGACCACAGTTCGATTCTGTGCAGGTCCACAAATAAATAACTGAATGAAAGGAGGATAAGTGAATACAAAAGATTTTTTGGAGACAATCTTAGGTAGTAGCGCTGGTTACGCAACAATCGTAACCAAAGATGCTAAGGGTGTCCCAACTGTTCAGAAGTTTTTCAGCTATCCAGATGAGTTAGATGAGATGGCTGAGTATGCCATCGCGCACAAAGAAGAAGATGTTTACTTCTCGCCAATCGTGTATTACGAGCAGAGACGCATTCGTGAGAACGCGAAGTCTGTTGCTGTAATTTACGCTGATGCTGACACTTGCAATCCTGAGAACTTTAGGGTTCAGCCATCGATCATTGTAGAAACATCAAAGGATAGGTGGCACACTTACTGGGTTCTTGATATTGCATCTGAACCTAATCGTGTCGCCATGCTTGCTAAACAGATTGCATACGCACACCGAGACCAAGGCTGTGACGTTTCCGGCTGGAACCCGACTAAACTACTTCGAGTTGCTGACACAAGCAACCTGAAGTATGATGTTTCGCAACCTGTCGTGGCAACCACCAACGGGCTTATCTACTCTATCGAGGAGATTGAAAAGGCTTACGCTGATGTTGTCGTGGACAAGGTTCTTGAGCCGAGCAACGAACCGCTACCGGAGATTACCGCAGATGTCATGTCTGTGCTTGCAAAGATTTCTAGCAACA